GTGCAAGAGAGAGCACTGCCAGAGTATGAATCATCTATGACAGATATATAATCTGATTCACTAGCAGATGTTTCATCTACCATTGCATAGAGGGACGAGCCAGAGCTTGCGCTCCAGCTGCCCGAATTGTTATCATCGGCGTCTGGCCTAGCGAACTGTGCCATCCTAAACTCCTTTAATCAGAGCTTAGGTTAAGCGGATTTCTAAGTCCTGAAGGGATAGCTTCTGGCCACTAGTCAGAGTACGTACACCACCTAAATCAAACCAGGCAATTATCTTATTGCCTGTTGCATCAGCAGAACTACCAGCATTGTCCATAAGGATAGCGTAAGAAGCGCCGTCGCTTGAAGATGGGAATGTACCTGTTGCAGTCCATTCGATATTCTTTAGTTGAATATAACCGTAGTTGTTAGTGTCAGCATCTGCATCTGAAATAACTACATCGAAGTCTGTTGTACCTCTAGTTAACGAGATTCCTCCAGCTGTGTAGCCGTTGCCAGCTGCAATCTCTGTGCCGTTGAGGTCGTTCCATGTAGTGTCGTCAGCATTAGGTACGTTATCGTCCTTAATTAAGGCGATATACATGGTGTCGCTAGTAGATCCAGCATTCATTTGTTTACGGAAAGCAGTCTCAAGAATCCATGCCTTCCCTTTATTTGTAATTCCGCTTGCCATTTGTTTCTCCTTGGGTAGCTAACCCGATTCACTATAGTAATAGGTATATTATACCTGCTCGATCTCTGTTATTTCTACCTCAAGACAGCCAGGTTTCATTACATCTACCCTAATCACACGAAGATCATCTATTTGATTGTCATCTCCGTAGATACCAGCATATCCCATGGCATCCAGGGCTGCTTTATTTATATTATCTATGTCTCTTCTACGTTTATCAGGCATCGTTGCTTTAATTACAACCTTTAATCTCCCTAACAAGGGGCGGGGATCCTCTACATCTTCAGCCTCGAAAGCGTTTGCAACTGCTACATTCACTGCATCTCTGTACTCTCTCCCCTTTTTCGACATGATTACTCTCCCCTTTACTGCCCTCCAGTATGTATTAACTGACGGCGGGTACGGAATAACTATCTCCATTTTGGATGGCCTTTCTCTTTCAGTTCCTTGAAATGAGTTAGTATCTCTTTCAATTCTACTCGGCGTGGTGCTTTTAACTCGGGGTCTTTGAGCTTTAGCCACCCCTCTATCTCGAAATTGTGAGTGTCATATATTATTTTATATGCTAACTGCCGGGCGTGTGGCATAGCAGCGAGGTCATCCATGTGGCATTTCTTGCAGGCGCAGAAATAATTATTTAAGTTTGCCCAGGCATGGTAAGGTGCTTGGCTTTTTCTTTCCATCTCGTGAGTCTCTAGTGGAAACCCTGCATGATGGGATGCCCCGCATACCCAGCAGAATTTCCTTTCGTTTGCCCACTCTCTCCTGGCTGCCATTAAAATATTTATTTCTCGTGTCGTCTTTTTCATTGCTCATGCCTCCTGTTCAATGCTCCACCACAAGAACTGCATCTTGGTCGTGCTGCCTGGTACTCATTATTTATTATTATCTTCTCTGACTCACCACAATCAGAGCAATATAGCCTAACATGGGTAGGTCTTTTTCTTTTCTTGGGTCGTTTCTTTTTCTTCATCGCCTCTTCTTCTCCTTCACCATAGCGTTTCTTAGCCAGCTTGCTGCTATGTATGGCTTACCACTAAGGCAACTGTCGATGTACCAAGTAGGTAAGTCTTCGACCAGGACTCCTTTATATTTTCCAAAGATCATCCTGGCACCCTGCTTCTTTTTTCTTACGCCACTTGAAGATGCCCCCTTAAAGGGATCTATATCTAAAGTTTTGTACCTGGCTTCCGCCTCAATTAATTTTCTTCTTCTCCTCTCTCGTTCCTCGCGCTGCTCTTTGACTGTACGCTTGGCTTCGATCATTGCTTCATCTAGTTCGACAGCTTCGGGGCCCTCTAAAATTATTTTCTTTGCCTCCTGGATCTCTTCTGGCAAAGCATCTCCACTCATTACGTCAGGTGAAGTTATTATTTTGTGTGCCAGGGATGAGTCTACTAGATCTATCATTCTAAAGTTCGGCTTATTGCTGAACTTTATTGATGCCTTCCTAGACTCAGGATCGCTATTATCGAAATCAACCACGCCACTGAGAGGCCGAGTACCACGCCCAAAGATCTGAGTGTATAAGGCACGGCTTCTCGTGGGTCTAGCCATAATAATATTTCGTAGCTCAGGAAAGTCCCAACCAGTAGTAAGGATACCCACATTGCAGACATGAGTAATACCCTCAGTGTCCTCTTGAAAAGATCGCATAACCTCTCGTCGATGTTCAGGTGTACATCTTGTCGTGTCACTGGCGATCCAGTCGGCGGGGATTCCGTAGTTGTCAGTGAGTCGTTCGGCAACGAGCTTTGCTTCTTGAATAGAGGAGCAGTAGACCACTGTCTTTTCTCCTCTGGTCTCTCTTGCTGTGACATCAGCTATCTCCATTATAGTTTCGGATCTCTCCAGCAAAGAATTTAATTCTTTCTGGTTGAAGTCCTGGCCCATGACTGTGTTTGTTATTGCTACGTCGGTAAGATCTAAAGACTCTAGTTGCACGCAGTGAGTAACAGCAGGTACTAGCCAACCTTCTTTAACTGCTTCGGCTATACCGTATTGGAATACACACTCGTCATAAATATTCAGCATTCCTTTTTTGTCGTGTCGCTTGGCTGTTGCTGTGACTCCAAGGATTTTTGCTCCGTCGTTTCTGTAGAAGTCAAGCATCTCTTTCCACTTTGAGGTAATGGAAAGATGGGCCTCGTCCACCACAACCAAGCCGACATCCCGCAGTCTTTCATATCGAGGTGGGGTTCGTGAGGTAAGGGAATCTTTTGATGCCACGACGTACTTGCTTCGTCCCCATGGGGTTTCGATGCTCCAGTTTTGTGCTTGTTCAATTCCAGGTTGCTCCCCTGTACGTAAAAATATTTTCTTTGCAGCCTGGCTTATGAGCTGGACATAGGGGGCAATGACTAAGCATCGCCCATCCTCCCATGTCTTCATCAGCTGCGTAAAGATTTCTGTCTTGCCCAAGCCAGTAGCTAGTTCAACAATTACAGAGTCATACGAATTAAACCCATCTGTAATTGCATCCCTAGCCCTGACTTGGTAGGGTCTTTCCTTAAAATAGTTTACTTGTCCCTTGACTCCTGAGCTGCGCGGCTCAGAAACCCTGTCCCATAACAGTGGTTGCATGTCTTTCCGTGACATCTATCACACTCCTCTACTGGTTCACACTGATTGATAGCATCGATTGCTTCTTCAAGATTGTTTTTTATTCTTGTCATCTTCGTTGCTATGTATTTGCCTATACCTGCGTCGTTTGAAATGACTTCAAACTCTGCCACTACTCGCCTCAAGTCTTTAGTTGCTTCCTTATATGGCTTCCCTAAAGCAGCTACCCTGCTTGTATCACGAGGCTTGATAACTTTAGGAGCCATTGGCAATTTCTTTTTGCCTGCCAGCACCTTAGCTTTTTGTTTTTTAGGTAGGCTGTCAACGGTTTCTGAATATTGTGCAGACTTGTAGATTGTTCTGTCACTCACTCCTTGCTGTTCGGCAAACTTTTTTATTTCTTTATCGCGATTACCTCGTGGTTTGGATAGTATTCTTTCCGCTATCTTTCCTTGCAGGTACTTCAACCTTTGCGGTGTTAGGTTCCTTCTTCCCAGTTGGTTCTGAAAGACCCAGTCAATCGCACTTCCTCTGCTGCCGAAGCTAATAAATTTAACTTCATATGGAAGGTTATATGCTTCACAGACCGAGTACCTATGGTGTCCATCAATGATGATGCTTTCCTCTTTCCATACCATGATGGGATCTCTGGCAGATCCCCACTCGGTAATGTTCTCTTCCAAGGCAACGTGTTCTGCTTCTGAAAGCGGCGGTAATATGTTTTTAAATTCTTCATCAATCACTAAAGTGGTCATCACTTCCTCCCTGACTGTTTAAATATCTCTTACGTTCTTCGTAAAGAGATCGTGCTATTTCTTTTGTTTTTGAGTTCAAGTTCATGGACTTAAACGTAAGTCCATACTCATAAAGAGATGGTACATCACGAGCCTCTAGTAAAGAGGCCGTGATTACATGAACATGATACAGATTAACATGTTCATCCATTAGTTAACTCTTCCCTTCTCTTGATGCAGGCATCATTGACTTTAATGAGTTCATCATCAGTCCATTCCACACCTTTGTATGTCAGAACTTTATCTAATGCTTCAGTTAAGTCTTCAAGGCTAGCTTTCTTGATTGAGTCTAAAGCTCGTGTCAAGATGGCCCCGTTTCCGGCAGCTCTTTTA